TAAGAAGCCCCTATCTAGGGGCTTTATTTTACATGTCTTGTTTCTTGGTAAACTGCCACCAAGTTTTGTTGTAATAAACTTGGTTCTGCAAAAAGTTAATTTTTAATTCATTGCCGTTATAATCATAAAACTTGGTTACTTCACCGTTTTTATTTATATCAGCAAGCAGGTTGCATGTATGCTCAGCCTTCCCCGCCTCCATAACCATAATCATCACTTGCGCCATTTTAAAAACTCAAATTGCCTTTACGCATAATGATACTTGAATATTGTTATTGATTGAATGCGCTGTGCATCCTGAAAACAGAATGCACAGTAGGCAAATTAATAGCGCAAGCTTTGATCTTTTGCAGTGAAAGACTTTCATGACAGAAACAACTTTTTCTCAGCTGCACGACGGTTTACTAATCCTTTGATCAATTTACCGTTGTCATAAACCCACTTGTCAAATTGATTGGCCGCGCCTGCAAAATTACCCGCATTAAGGGATTTCAACATTGTGCTTTTAGAAAACGCTGTTTCCCCTACGTTGTAAACAAATGAAGCCAATGCATCAAACTGGTTTTGCGTAGGTTGAAATTTTAAGTACTTATCTAAACAAGCATCAACCCAAGCACAATCGTTTTTCAACCATTCTTCAGCTTCAGCCATTGTACACATATCACCTTTCTTAACACGTGTACCATTTGGATATTTAATGGTGCCGTATCCGATCGTCCAGACACCGCCAGTATCCTGGTATGCCTTTGGCTCAAACCCTTCAAAAGATTTAATAAGTTTGTATCCGTTTTCAGATATATCGCGAAAGCCTGTTACAGCATCACTCATCTTATACCCAATGACTTGAGCAAATGTTTTTAGGCCATTCATCGCGATAATTGAATCGCCTGCTGTAACTTGTTCTTGAGTTAGCTTGCCGCCAGACATGGCACGAAGCCATGAATATGCTTGCGCAATTTGCTCTGCATTATCTACTGACATTTGCCCTCTCCTACTTGAATATAGCTTTGAATGCTTCTTTAATTTCAAAAATTAAAGCGCTCATTGTTTTACCTTTCCATAGTTGAATCGCTTGGTACCAAATACCAATAAGCAACATCCCAAAGACGGCAAAAATCAGCATCACAAAGCCTTGGGCCATGTGTGAATAATGGCTTAATTCAAAATATTCAATAAATGCAGAGCCACCATACAAACTAATAGTGATGCTAATAAATAGCTTTAAAATGACGCTACGATTTATTTTTATCATCCCATCTGTATTGATATCACCGCTCAACATGAGGGCAAGAATCCCGCCCATCACCGCTGCCCAGATTTTTAAAACCCATGGTAGGGATTTAGCTGTTAAAGGGTCGTTCATTTTTGCCACCAATCTAATGTTTTCATCATTTTATTGATTGGTTTATTTTTAGTATCGTTTTCTGTTGACAGTAAAAAGCCCCAAATTAATTGGGGCTTTTTATGACTATACTTTGGTAATTATTATTTTCAATCTCGTACCAATAAAATCAGGATCATCTTCAATTAAAACTTCAGTGCTGAACCCTTTCTCAAAAAGTAGATTAGAAATGGCCGTTGTTGTTTCTTCACTTAAAGTCATCTTTGAATAAAGAGTACATACTCCGTTTTGTGCAATATCTGATTCTATTTTAGGCAGTGCACCTTCTACATACATTTCTGCGTAGTTCATATTAAATTCCTGATTCTAATGTGAATGAAACTGAGAAGCGCATCGGGTCAACTAACGCACCTGACAAATTTTTAAAAAATAACTTAACTCCAGCCGCGACTCTATAAGCTGACCAACTACCCTCGTATGCTTCAATTGCTTGAAGCGTTGGTGGCAAAATAACATCCCCACTACCCAGACCTGTGCCAGCAAAAATGCCAGAAACTTCAATGTGAGGATTCGCTAATTCAGTAGTTACCCCTGAATCTCGTTGCAATCTATAGACCCCCGTTGATTCTTTTGAAATCGACCAACCTGCATTGTTTTGTTGGGTAGTAAAAGTGACATCATAAGTCAGCATCATCGGTGCGATAAAACGACCCACTTTTGAAACTTCGTGATTGTATGTATTCCACTTACGAATTTTTTTAGTCCATGAATCAGATGCAACATACGGTGCATTTGCAGCAGTAGCGCCAATTACTCGCTTAAATACAACACTTGAAACTGATGTTTCATCCTGATTTGCGAAATACAATTCACCATTCGGTGCATTAATATAAATCGGTGTTTTATAGTTTGAGTCTGTTGCAGTTGGTTGAGTAGTAATTAATAATCTTCGATT